AGCCTGCTGCCTTTCCGCTTCAGTTTGCCCTCCCTCGATACGGTCGCAGCCAAGATTCTGACATAAGGTCTGGACTGTCTCTGCAAAGTTTACAAAAAGCACCACGCTCTTCCCTTCGTGGATAAGCTCTTCTGTGATATCAACAAGATCCGGTATCTTAAATGACTCAGCTAACATACGCGCTCGTAAAATATTAACGAGCATATGCTCAGAGTCTTCGACTGTCCCGTGCTCGACATACTGCTGCACAATCTCTGGTGTGATGCCAGCTTGTCGGTAGGCCGAACGGATCTTGGAGATATTGCTAAAGTCTAACGGCTCTACAATCACCCTGTTCTTTTTGAACGAGTCGGGGAAGTCATCAATCGTAAGACGGCTTACGTTATCGTCATACATAATCTCTCTGAGAGCAGGCAGCAAAGACCTCCTGATTAACTCCCACTTACCCCATTCGTTTTTCTTGCAACCCCATTTTAACATCCACGAATACCAACTCCGCAATCCGTTGTCTGGTTTGTTGAGCGAGTGCAACCCTAACATGTATCCCAGACCCCTCATCTCGGTCGGGTCTTCCGCTGCTGTTGCTGACATACCATGGATCGAATACCCATGCTGCCGGAGCGAGATGAGTAGCTGCGCGTTAAGTGTGTAGGGGCCTTTGCATTTATGGATCTCATCGATGAATACAAGCGTGTCATCGGGGAGGTGCCACCGCATGATCTTCTTTCCCACCTTAGTCATGTGTGGGGTTTTACCTGTCCTTAGTCTTTCAAAGTTGAGGATAAAGATAGGAGATATATCCATCTCCGCCATCTCCCGCTGCCAACTCGGAACTACAGCTTTAGGACAGATCACGGCTACTGGCATACCTAACGTCTTAGCTAGGTAGCACCCAACGATAGTCTTACCTACTCCAGTGTGGGATGTATCACAGGTGCATTTACCCTGTCGTTGTTTGGCAACAAACAAGTCGTGGATCTTTTGTTGCTTAGGATAAAGTGTCTTCATTAGTGTAAACGGTTACTAAGCATGGCGTGGAGTAAGATCATCCCTATGTGATATTTAGTCTGATTGAATCCTCGATATACCTTTTTGTGATGATCCGGAGTAAAGACTACAACGTCCCCGCTTTCGGTCTCACTTATCCTAAAACCTAACTGGTGAGCGGGCTCAATAGCTTTCCAGTAGAAACTTGGTTTTTCCGCGACAGGCACATCGTGCTGCTCAAAGAACTCCTCTACATGTTCCGGTCTGGTAAATCTAGGCACGGGACGCCTTTACCACAAGAGCGTCAGATCACAAGAACAATCAGTTTTTTTCCCGACTGTTGCGGTAATAGTGCGCGATCAGGAACGCATCAATCATCCCGTCATGGGGAGTGCGACACCTTTTATTCTTCAACCAGTTCTCAGCGGGAGCCATACGCTCGGCTGTATTCAATGCCGCTACTTTGGTCATCCCCTTTGGGATAAAACCTAACATTTTCTTTTGCCACTTTTGAACACTGATTCGAGCAACCTCATACTCTTTGCACTCAGCCATGCCTAACAACTTACCAAAAGAGATAGCCATCGAGCGGACTGCTTGAGAGCTTTTCGCATGCGCGAGAGGTTCTTCAATGGCCAGAACAAATAGAGTGTTTAAGTCAGACAACCATTGATGAATTTTTCGGATGTCTATCTCGCGTTTCTTGCTTCGCTGTCGGCAAGGCATAGCAATCTTGTCAATTACGCTACCATCGAAATTAGAAAGCGCACACAGCCCTCCCTCAAGGCCGTTGTCTACGCCGACAATCATTTCTGGATGGCCATCCATCCAGCTTTATCTACGTTAGCTTTTACCCGTCCCACGTAGCGATCAAGGATATACAATGTGACCTCAACATCAGTGATGTCTTTTTTCATCATTTCGGCTCTATCTACGAGCCATGATGCTAGATCTCTGCACCCTTTGGAGCACTCTTCTAAACGGGCTTCTTCAGCGATAGTTGTTTCCATCTCTATTCTGATTTAGTTTCTGCCTCTTCGCGTAGTAAAGCTTTGCAAAGAATAGCGTAGTTTACGATGTCGTCGCACGCATCCTCTACAGATTCGTTCATCACGCGAAGTTCTCCATCAGCCACGAATGACCGTATCCTCATTATCTTGTCCTGAACACGAAGCAGGAGTCCGGTTACAGGGTGCAGGTTGAGGGCTAAAGATGCTTTGAAGTTGGCCAGCGCATCAGTGGCTCCAGAACCTCCGGTATAGTCGGAGTTTTTCTGCCGCATAATCTCTTGAGCTGCATCACAGGTTTCTTTATGGATCTCAAGCAGACGGTCAGTGTTCATGATTGTAGTGGCGCAACGGTGTCTCGGATAACTACCCCATCCCCATCGGCGGGGACTTCCAAGGTATCTCCCTTCTCAAGAAGTTTAAGGTAACAGATCTCTTTCCAGTTATCGGGGATAACTCGATAAAATGTCCCTTTCGCTTGAGTGACACGATAAGTGAATTTGTTTTCTCCTAAATCTTTTCGCCGTAGAACCATAGGATCTTCGATGATCTGTCGAAAGAGAAACATGGCTTCACGTTTTTAAGAATGCTGGAGGTGACTTACCTTTAGCGTTTTGAGACAGATAGTCAATCAAATTGGAAGCTGCGTTGATAGAGATATTCCAGTTAGACGAAATGATTGCAGCAGCTATAGGGTGGCTATAGCAAGATACAGGCGGGCCGTTAGGGTGATAGACCACCCCAATATAAGCTTCTTCTAAGTCATTTAGCAGACTCAGAGTTAGATGCCCTTCAACATCTTCATCATCGTCGAACTCAATACTAAATCTATCCGTCCACATTGCCATCGCTGTCCACATCGATCACGGTTTTACCCTTCATCTTGTCCAGCGATCCCTCACCCTTATCAGCGTTGGAATTATTAAGTATGGAAATATCTATTTGCATGCGGCTTGCACCGCCCCCTGTCTTGGCATTCAGGCCAAGGTTCCTTCTGATAAGCTGATCTAGTTCTGACATCTCGCGGACAGTCTTCGGACCCTTGATGTTTATCATGCTGTCCCGCAATAGTTTGATGCCTGCCGCCGCTACGTAGTGCTGGTATTTGTCAGCGGGGCTGTTTTGAGATTCTGCAATCTCGGCGAGAATCTTGTCCTCTTCTTTTGACGCAGCGAGTTTTGCTTCGGTCGCTGCTTCGCGGGTCATCTCAGACAAATGCACCTCCAGATCTTCTTTGAGTGTGTCTTTATCGGCCTCTTTGTTTGGTAACTTGAACCCAGCCTTCTTTGGGGGTAAACCAAGCTTCTTAAACCAACGGCGCACAGTGCCTTGATGGACACCTAACCTTCTACCTATAGCTGCATTCGTCATACCCGCTGCATTCAACCGCAGGGCTTCTTGCACTATTTCGGTATTGCCTTCGCTCGACATGATAACAACAGTAGACTCCGATCTGATTTAACCATGCCGTCCGATCCAAATAAACGCAAGCGTGTTCTCGAACCACGAATAGACTCGCAAACAAAAAAGATGGACATTGGTGGTTTGGTAATACCACCAACAAGTCTGATCACAGCTTTGTTATACGGTTTTGCACACCACCCCAAAGTAATCGCAAAGGAGTATTATTTCTGGCGAATTTGTGACGAGCTATGGAACCACGAGG